ATGACATACACACTCAATTTGACGGACCTATCCGATAAATAGCCCCCACTAAGTGGTCGCTCATCTACCAGGACTTGATCCTGTCGCATGAATTATTACTTTACCATCATTATCTACATTATCATTATACCATCTTACTTTTGTTGACGATTTGATATTTTGTTGCAGTTAGACCTGTGTGATCTTTTAGTACTACCTTGCGAGGATTTGGAATTTTGATCACTAGTCGGACCTTTATTAACCGCTGTTTCATGTTATAGATCCTGCTACAAAGTATGCGAGAATGATTTACGATTTGAATTTTGCTTTTGATTTTGACGAACAAAGCATGTTTTAGGTTCCCGAAATATATAGTACGGAATTAGTGAAACAAGTCTATGTGGAATGAAATACCTCTCACTGAAATTTGCAACTTCAGAAGCGTGAGTTCTTTTCACATAGTACGTATATCCAGGAATAGGAGTATCATAATTGGCTCCGTTTTTAGTACTGGACGAAAACAAAACCCTGCTACCATGGATTCTAACAAACAAACCACTCTTTTTACGAATTTGACCGTTTGCGACCATTGCGAGAAAGGACATACGACTAAGAAAGCCGTTATACAACATCTAGCCAATTCTGGCTGTATTAGCTCCACAATTTGCTATTGCAGACAGAAAGTCACTAACGAGACCGCAGCAGATCACATGTTGAAATGCCGCTTTTTCGGACCCATTGGATGCACTCTTTGCCCCGATAGACTTTTTAAGTCTTTGGAAAAAGGCAACAACCATGCCTGGAGTGCTCATGGAGGAGGAAGGTGGACCCCAATTGTCCAGGATACCGTGGACTTTAAAATGAAAGCTCAAATTGGAACCCGTTTTGCCCAAATGCAATTTGGCCAATTGAAGGAACGTGCGCGCAACAACGCCCAGAAGCGCATGATTCTCAAGGAATTGATCAAGGAGTCCAATTTTGCTGCGAGTAATTCAAAATTCGCCCAACTAGCCGAGCACTTTGGAAAACATCGTGTTATTCCGCTTTTTAGCAGGACTACTGGTCGCCTTAGGGATGTTCCAGTGCAATTGGCCGACTTCAGCATTGTTGTTCGAGTCAATATGCTCGATCCTGACTTCCGTATGATGTGGATGCGTCTTGCACCCGTCGTGGTATTGCACGCTCAGGCTTTGTTTGGTATCGATGTTAATCACCACACTGATGAAGCTCTGAACGGACTTGCTGAGCAACTTACTGTACTGTTGCAAGGCCTCAAAGTTGAGTTACCTGCCATCAAGAAGATTACCTCATTGAGCTGTAAACTTGTAGCAATGATTTGTTCAAAATTTCAGCCTGGCGTGGTGGCTCCGTTGATCATTGACACACTTGTCATGAGTGGAGTTTCTACTGAACTTGCTCAAGATGCATGGAGTTTGGTTAAAAACCATTTTCGGATAGTTAGCCGGCTTTTGCGAGGAGGACTTTTCGCGCAGTCTGGCGACGTAGATCCAGTGGCATCTCTGGCCACAGTTATCGCTATTATGGGTGGAACCATTCTGATGAAGAAAATCCCCCGTGAATCGGAGATCAACGATTGCGTCGTAGGAGTAACAAAGCTCGGAGGACTAGTACGTGGGTTGACATTTGCGTGGTCTGGTCTAGAGAAACTTATTAGTTTTGTCTTGAAGAAAATATTCGAGTGGCAAACCGGACTACCTGCGGAGACAAAAGTCTTGGAACAGTATATGGAGGGTATTGCCGCGTGGTTCAAAGAGATCCAAGAAATTGTTGGCTTGACAACTGCTGATGAAATTGCTCGTGACAGTGCACTATGCGCTCGTCTCGAATCTTTGTATCGCCAAGGGCTGATCTTTTCCCAGAAAGCGGTCGATTCAAAAGCTCCGCGAGACGTACTTGGGCCATTCAACACCCATTGGGCTGTTCTTAAGAATCTATATGAGAAAGCGACAGCAAGTGGAGCGTTTCGTTCTGGCCCAAGAATTGAACCAGTAGTTGTTTACCTCTATGGCACCTCTGGTGTTGGAAAATCTGGTATGATGTGGCCGTTGGCTACTGATTTGCTTAAAATTGACGGTATTCCAACTGACTCGGATGGCAAGAAAGATCCTACTCGCGAGATTTATATGAGAAACGTTGAGCAAGAGTACTGGGACGGTTATAAGAACCAGCGAGTGGTCATTTATGATGACTTTGCTCAGATTGTGGACTCAGTGGGACATCCAAATCCTGAATTTATGGAACTCATTCGTACGGGAAATCTTGCCCCGTATCCACTACACATGGCTACGATTGAAGAAAAGAGTAAGAGCTACTTTAATTCCCGTGTGATTATTTGCACCTCTAACGTAAGTGTGGACCAAATTAGACCTGAGTCCATTGCATGTAGAGAAGCTGTGAGAAGGAGGTTTGATCTTGTAGGAGAAGTTCAGGTTTGCCCACAATTTGCTCGAAGAGGAGAAGATGGGAATGTTTATCTCGATAGAGGTAAAGTTGAGCGTATTACTGGGTCCTCAAAACCTTCGTTGGACGTTTATAAAATTTCTGTCAGAGATCCCCTTACTGGACGCTTGTTGGAAAATGAGCCACTCTCATATCATGAGTTTTCACGTTTGGCTTTGCAGAAGTACCGTGATAGGTTTACGCGCTCTGCAACGATGCAAAAGTTTCTTCAAGAGTATGCCGACACTCCCCTCGTTGCGCAAGTACTCACCGCCACTGAAGAGGAAAAGTGGTTGAGTGAATTAGACACCGAAGTGAAACTCATTGGAGTGCAAGGCATGACGAGTTGGACGGGACAACAGATTGTGGATTTCATGGAGATATATCCTCAAGTTCGTAATCTTGTGCGACCTGATACGCAATTTGCACTGGACGAATTTGTCGTTGCACATAAGTCTTGGGAGGCGATCCAATTAGAGTGGACAGCTCTGATTGCCGACCAGGAACACGTGTGGACAGATGACGCTGCTCAACACTTGAAACATCTTGTTAAGAAGGACACCATGTTGTTATTCTCCGTTGGAGATCTTCTTGAAGGCATTCGTCAGCGTGTCGCCCGTTATAGTCGGAAAATAGTTGAGCGCCTACAACGTGAGAGTGACGGTTGGTTGACGCGAGTTAAGAGTTTTTGTTCTCGAGTTGCTGAGGCCGTTAAACAACATCCGTTCATTTCGATTGGCCTCGCACTTATACCTGTGATCCTTCTCGCAGTGGGTCAGTATATGAAGAGAGGCAAGACTATTGCTGTTGGCCCTCCACTAGATCATCATCACGAAGGACTCGTGCGTGGGGAGAGAACACTCCATCGCCACGCATGTTTGTGGTGTGAGGAGGTTTTTGAGCATACTCATGTCATAAAGACAGTTCAAGAATCTATTCAATACCCACAAGTGTGTGGGAAATGTGATCGCGCTGGGGTTGTGGTGCGTAAAGGTGAACGAAACAATGAAGTTGGATTTGAGGTCCTACGTGGACACAAGATGCGTTTTGTACCGTTCAAATTTGCGTCAGAATTGAGCGGGTCTGGAGACGTTCATACAAAGAAGCGTGAAAACATACAAACTGAATTGGCTGGATCTGGAGATGTTCACACAAAGAAGCGTGAAAATATACAAACCGAACTGGCTGGATCAGGGGATGTGCATACCAGAAAGAAGGAAGCCATGAGAACTGAGCTAACTGGTTCTGGTGATTTGCATACAAAGAAGAAACAGTCTCTTTTCGTCGAACTGGACGATGAGATTGGAGATGATTATCAGCCAGTTGCTTCAGAAGATCAAATTGAAGCGCAGCTTTTGTCTGACCCAAATGCTCTGCAGGTGTCCAAGAAAATATTACACAACATGTATAACTTGGACGTGCGGAGTGAAGGGGCGTGGAAGGCGAGAATCAAGATTTGTTTCATAGTTGGACGTACTGCCCTGACAGCTGGACATCTAGCTCCTCATTTAGAGAAAGCAGATGCGGTGCGTATTTCTAATGCAACCGTTCGAGAAGGTCACATTATACCGAGGGAAAAACTCAAGTGGGTAAAGCTCGAGGGCAAAGATGGCGTCTCGAAGGATCAACTGCTCATTGTTTTTCCAAAGTCTGTACATGATCATTCTGACATTACAGGTAGCATTGCTTCCTCTGCTGAAATGACTCGGTTTAATACCATTAATGGCTGCTTGTTAGCTCCTGCTGACGGAGTGGTTGTGATGAGATATGGGCAAGTGCGCTCATCTGACCTTGTCAAGAATTATACAGATAATCTCGGCAACACCTACAAACTTAGGTCTTCTTATCAATATAATTTGGAGACGAAAGATGGGGATTGTGGAGCAATTTTGATGGGAGTTCATGTTGGCCTTGCTCGGAAGATCATTGGGATTCACGTGGCAGGGACAATCGGCATGGGTATGGCGTCACCTCTTAATATTGATGATATCAATCGCGGTCTAGCCGCAGTTGACATGGATGCCCAAGTTAGTCTGAATTTGGACCCACTTATCAAGCAACCTGTTGCTGGAGAGGAGATTGAGCTTCCCGATGGAGATTTTGTGCCTGTTGGAAAAGCATTGTATAAGGTTGCATCTCCTAGGAAAACTGCGCTTAGAGAAAGTGATGTGTACGGACTCATTACACCGCCAACGACGGCGCCCAGTGCTTTGGGGCCTAAGATGGTAGATGGAGTGCGCATTGACCCTATGCAACAAGGCCTAAAGAAAGCTGGGCGCATTCCACCTTCACTTGATGTGCGACGCCTAGCAATTGCGGTGAATGATGTGGAACGCATTGTTAATACACTTCCCGAACCCAATCATGCCCGAGTGCTGACTGACGATGAAGCAGTAGCTGGCATTGAAGGAGATCCTTTTCTTGCACCAATCAATCGCAAATCATCGCCCGGGTATCCTTTGACAAGAGACAAGAAAGGGTTGCCTGGCAAAATGCGATGGTTGGGTGACGTAGAATACCGGCTGGATCCTGAGATCAAAGTAGAAATGGGAAAAGTGATTGAAAATGCTAAGAACAACAAGCGAACTCCCACGGTTTGGGCCGATACGTTGAAAGATGAAAGACGCCCAAAAGAGAAGGTGCGTGTTGCGAAAACTCGTGTCTTCGCTGCTGGGCCTATGGTCTTTACGTTGGTTTTTCGTAAATACTTTCTCGGCTTTGCTGCCCATTGCGCCAAAAATAGAATAGACAATGAGATTTCTATTGGAACAAATGTCTACTCCTTGGATTGGACGCGAACTGCCGAAAGGCTCTGCAGCAAAGGTGACAAAGTTATTGCGGGAGACTTCTCGAATTTCGATGGCACACTCGTGTTGGAACTCCTTGCTGAAATCGTGGAAATTGTGAACAAGTTTTACGATGACGGCGAGGAGAATGCTCGCATCAGACGTGTGCTCTGGAGAGAGATTGTGAATTCGGTTCACGTGTGTGGGGATAATGTCTACTTGTGGACTCATTCTCAACCATCTGGCTGTCCCATCACCGCCATCCTCAATTCGCTCTATAACTCCATCTCGATGCGATACGTGTGGCTTACTGTTATGCCTCAAGAGTTTCAAACGATGAAGGCGTTCAGTGAACATGTGGCTATGGTATCTTATGGAGATGACAATTGTGTGAACATCTCAGACACTGTCATTGATCACTTCAACCAACTGACCATTGCCGAAGGCTACAAAGAGATGGGTATGACTTACACTGACGAAACAAAATCAGGCAATATGATCCCTTATCGCTCGATCGACGAAATCGGATACCTCAAGCGTGGTTTCAAGTGGGATGAGGAAGAACATCAGTTCATCGCTCCCTTGGACCTCTCTGTGGTGCTCGAAATGATCAATTGGGTGAGGGGAGACTTTGACCGTGAGGAAAAGACTGTCGAGAACATGGAAACATCTGCTTTCGAATTGTCACTTCACGGCCGCGAGGTTTTCGAACATTGGATAGGAAAGTACAAACAAGCCGCGCGCGGTTTTCAAACGCGTCCACTCTTCTTGACTTATGACGAATATCGTTTCGTCGAAGCCAAGAAGTATGGTCGCTTGGCCGCTGCGTGCAACTAAATCCGAAGCTAGGGGCTCTCATTAATCGCCGCAAGGTGGGAGCAGCAAATCCCGGTCTTCGGTCTTCGTTTTAGAAGGGCGGAGAGTTTAAAGACTCTACTGGCTGGTGTGTGCCGCCTAAAATCCTGGCTACCAGCCCGGCGCTTTAGATCAGACCCGTTTAATCGAGCGGCTGAGAGTTAGCTAACTCAATCGATTGCTACTTCACAAGATCAAGATTTGTCCCATATTGGGCCACAAGAGAATGTCCAGCAGATCACTACTTTCGTAGATGATTCTGACATCCAGACCTACGAGAAACCACACATTTCATCAGTATCTGCTTGGACCAAAATGGCGGAGGACTCTAAGTTTCATGACATCCATGCAATCCTCCGCCGCCCTGTGAAAGTTCTGGAGGGAGACTTTAACAATGCCTTTACACCGGTAAGTCTTAAGTTTCCTGACATAATTTTCCAAAGCTCTACTAACGTCGTAAAGAAACTGGACTATTTCACCTTCTTTCGGGCTAATGTCAAAATTCGGCTAGTTTTCAATGCCACCCCTTTTATGAGTGGCAAATATTGGCTGTTCTTCGCTCCTTTTGATGGTGTCTCTAATCGAGGCGCTATGTTGGCGAATTTGCCGAATGCGACTGGTTTTCCTGGAGTTGAAATTGATGTTGGTAGTAATGCACCTGTGGAGATCAAAATGCCCTACTGTTCACCTCTTTCCCATTTCAATCTTATTGATGCACATTCTAACATGGGAGAGATGTATATCGTGCCGATTAATGCCATCCAGTCTGGCACTTCTCCACTGTCAGTGGGTGCGAACTTCACCATTTTTGCATGGTTTGAAGACATCGAGCTTGCAATGCCAACATCCAAGGAGGTTACTGTGCCTGTCCCGCCAGGGGAGAGATGGGTAGCTCAAATTGGATCTGAAGAACATGCTGCCACGTCTGGTCCTCCTATTTCTGGAATTGCTAATGCTGTTGCAGGTGCTGCTTCTGCTCTCGGGTCAATCCCTTTCCTGGGAAGTTGGATGCGTCCCGTTGAGTGGGTGTCGAGGGCCATTGGTGGTGTAGCTTCAACCGTGGGGTGGAATAAACCCACTAATCTTGACAAGAACTGCCCGTTCATTAATGTTCCTGCTAAGGGATATACAAACGTAGACGGGATTGATCTGTCAAGTAAGCTTGGAGCCATGCCAGATAATGGCTTGACCTATGATGGCGGGATCTTTTCAACAGAGGTGGACGAGATGGACATTACTTATGTGGCGTCCAAATCGTGCATCTTCCGTTCAGCAATTCCATGGGACTTGACCTCAGCAGTTGGAGCTAATCTACATCATAATGCGGTTGCCCCAGGGCTTACGCTAGGTACCACTGTTCTGAGTCCAACAACAGTTGCTTATGTGGCATCAATGTTTCAGCAATGGAGAGGCACAATTCGGTATAGGCTTGCTGCGGCTAAGACCGCATTTCACACTGGTAGGTTGAGAATTACTTACCATCCTGGCGTGTATGGATCAGGTGCACTTACTGGTACTGTTTCTGAGAACGCATATAATTGGATTCTCGATTTGAGTGTTTCTTCAGAGCTGGAGTTTGAGGTACCGTATGTTTCCAACGTGCCGTGGAAGGAGGTTTTTCTCGGAACACATGATAACGCAAATTGGGACCTTGAGAGATATTCAACAGGCACGATCACTATCACTGTGCTAAATGAACTTCGAAGAGCGTCCACTGCTGTTGCAGATAATGTGCCTCTTAACATGTGGATTTCTGGTGGATCGGATATCGCCTTTGCTATGCCTGACTTTGCTCGTTTCACCATTGCTGAACCTTTGACTGTTCGTGGAGACGTTCAAGAGGAGCAAGATGAAGTGGGGTGGAAAGCTCAAGTTTTCAACCTCACTTCAAGTGCAATTGAGCACAACGAGCAAATTCACGACACGTCTTCAACCGTGTTTCCAATGAGCAAGATGGATCACACAATGGCAGAACAATTGTGCATCGGAGAGAAAATCACGAGTCTTCGGCAACTAATCAAGCGTTTTGGTCTTACTTCAATTGGCAAACCTTTTCCCTATAGAGATGTCAATGGCCTTCGCTATACTTTCCCTGGACCTATCCCTCTTAATACTGATTCCTACCTTTTTAACAAGATTCAAATTGATCCGGCGTATTTCGGGGAATCATCGGCAACTGGGTCCGTACAATGGCAAAACATCGTGTACCCTGTGGAGAAGCTAGAGGACGGTACTCTGGTTGACAGCGTTTTTGATGCTGTTGCTCAGATTCCCGCTCGCTGTCCTCTCTACTACATTTCCTATCTTTATAGGTTTTGGAGGGGATCTCGAAGGTATAAATTTGCCACACCGACGACTAATGGTCTGCGTTCCACAAATCTGGGAAGTCGTCAAGCAACTTACGCCGATCAAAATCGGAGCAAATATGTGCAAGCCATCGATGGGTTTGAATATGATGCGATCCGACCATCTGATCCACTGATTGTTCGTCGTTCAACTAACATTGACGAGAACGGCAGTCTTGCAAAACCTGTCCTTGGTACTTTCACTAGTACACAAACTTCCTCTACTTTTGAACACTATGTGTACCCCGACCTCAACGGCACAATTGAGTTCGAAGTGCCGTACTACGCTCAAACTCCCATCTCTCTTGTTGGAGAAGGTGTGATTTCGGGTGTGGATGGACCGATCATCAGGAGGAGCAAGGTTGACATCATGCGTTCCCTTGATGCGAGGGGGCTGGACAGGCCGATCTATACGTATCACAACAACACAAGCTACCCGCAAAGTGCCGGCACTGAACCGGACCTTGGCGGAGTGCGCAACTGCTTCGGTGCTTACACCCTGTATGAGGCAGCTGGCGACGATTTTAGTTTCGGTTATCTTATCGGAGCTCCCCGAATTCGCCGAGTCGCACACATTTAGACTTCAGAAGAAATTTCTTAACAAGTGTCTTTCTTCTTCCTTTGTTTCCCAAAACTACCCTTAAGGTGGTCACCCTATTCGAAAGTAGGGTCCTTTTCACATTCTAGTACGATGAACCACCCACGGGGTGGACGTAATCGCGCTGGGTTCAGTGTGTCGAGGTTCAGCCTTGAGTCTTAATTGGTTTAGAAGTTTAAATTGGATTAAAATTCTTTCGTACTAGCAATTAAC